GGTACGTGTCGAGCGCGTAGCGTATGAAGCACTCACAAACGCAATAGGAGCATAAGACAATGACAAACGAATACATCGTAATTGAAGGCGTAGACGTAAAGGACGGATCAAGAACGGAGCTTGCAACTCTGTCTCATTCGTCAGAAGCCAAGGCGTGGCTTGCCAAATACGTACGGTCTGAAAATGCAGGCAATTGGGACTTGATAGAGATATACGATACTCGCGGTGAATATCCGGAGCGCATTGGTTATTGGGAAAGCTGGTCAGGTAATGACGGCGATTGAAGCGCTTACAGTTTGGCCTAATCACATAGGCCAAATCAATAAACGCTTAACCTAACCTGGAGATAAGACAATGCGTCTCATTCACAAAGCCGGTAATATTGAGATATGGGAAGTACGTGAGGATTGGGGTTTTGACTATTACGTCTATGGCGTATATGCGTCAGGCCCACGCGTATGCCCGTCAATCGGTATGGCGCATGAAGTAGCTGGAGGCTAGAACATGAAACCAATCATATTCATCGGTATGGAGACGAGCGGCCAATTGCGCCGCCGTTTTCAGTTTAGGGGTTATGAAACGTACAGCGCCGATTTACTACCGTCAAAAGACGGTGGCGAGGAAATGGCGTATAGTGAGGATAACAGACCGCTAGGACGTCATTTAGTTGGTGACGTGTTTCAGACACTAGACAATATGTACGCTAATGACATGTGGCCGTTTGCCGCTGTCTTCCACCCTACATGCACAAACCTGACGACAAGCGCGGAATGGGCGTACAAAGACCCCGACTTTGTACGTTATCCAAGTGCCGGCTATCACCAAAAACTAAAGCCCGGAACGCTATTCGGTAAAGCCCGTAGAGAAGCCCGCGAGGCGGCGCTAGACGAGTTTAGACGGCTGATGCACATCAAGATACCAATCAAGGTGTTTGAGAACCCTAGAGGTGTTGTAGGCACTCGCATTCGCAAGGCGTCACAAACTGTACAGCCGTACGAGCTAGGTGACGATGCGAGCAAAACAACTGATCTATGGTTTGTAGACGATCAGGCCAACCCGATACAAGATATGCAAATCGTAAAAGAACCTTGGATGCGCGTCCCTGGCCGCATTGTCGAGTGGCCTAAAGGTTCTGGCAAGATGGTTGAACGTTGGTCAAATCAGACAGACAGCAATCAAAACAAGCTAGGGCAGACAGATGATAGGTGGGACATTAGAAGTCGTACGTACGACGGAATAGCAGACGCAATCGTTGACGCTGTAATTGCACAAATAAACAAAATAGACAGTTGACGAACGTACGCAAATCAGCGTAACGTACAAACAGGATCAAATAGGAGATACGGACATGAAAACGTACGAGATACACAGAGCGCTAAAAGCCGCAAGTCGGTTTGGGTACTTCGTTGCATTCTTTCGCATTGTGAATAATTCCGGTACGCATGGAACTCCAGACGTTGATTGCTGGTACACGGAAACGCTAGGAATGTAAGCGCTTAGTGTCGTCACGTTCAAGCGTGGCGATCTATAAACGCTTAACGTCAACTTAGGAGATAAGACAATGCAGGAATATCAGGGTTATCGGTCTTGGAACGCGTGGAACGTATCGCTTTGGATCGCGAACGATGAAAGTTTGTATTTCGCCGCTGTTGAGGCATACAAGCGCGCAAAGACTGAGAAGGAAGCACGGAGGAAATTTATTCGTGATACATGCCTGCTAGGTGATAAGACGCCAGACGGTGCGGTTTATAACGTCCTTTGCATCAAGATAGCACTAGACGGCTTAGAGCTTGAATGCGGACGGGCGTAACGACTTGTAGGCGTGGCGGTAAAAGGCCACGCTCAACAATTTGTTAGGAGATAAGCCAATGCGCATTAGTTTCGCAATGCTCGCAATCGTTTTGACTATTATGTACTGCCGGTCACAAGGCTTTGCGGACGTAATGGTTGTCTGCGAGTTGTCACATTCGCATGATACGTGCTTTCAAACGCTTAACCGATAGGAGATAAGACAGTGGCAACTTGGTATCTGATAATAATCCTAATGAACAACGGTAAATTCGCAAGCGTTGTCGAGTTCAAGACGGAGGCCGCGTGTGAAGCGGCTGCTAGGCGTGTAGTGGCTAGCGCCACGTACAAGCAGGACATAGGCGTGTCTTGCTCTAAGGACCAATGACATGGCCGTTTTGGCTTGTGAGACATTTACAACGAAATATTGCGTAGCATCGCATTTAGGCGGAACCTTAATAGGCCGCTTGGACGACGGTGCTATTTGCTTTTTGCCAATGGGTAAAGAGACACTAGCGTTTCGTCGTGACCTCTCACAATGCGAAGACTGGAACCTTGACAACATTTTCAATCTGTATCATAAACAGTACAAACGCGATAAGTACGTGACCGTACACAAGCAAGGTCATTTCATTCAACTTCACAATAGACCATTAGGAGATAAGCCAAAATGGACAAGGGAAAGAAAAGCTTCGCAACAAGGCTTGCTAGAGCTTTAAAGAACATACCGTATCCGGATTTCGTAGGTCTAGGATACAGATCGCAAATCATGCATCAAGAGCTAAACAAGTCACTTGACGAACGTATAGCTGAACAACGTGCGCATATCGAGCTAGAAAAGCCGCAAGAGCCTGTTCCGTACGTTTCGCCTCTTTACGGTGAAACGCTACGTAAAAGACGCGATGCACTTAAGGCGGAACGGTCTATCGGATTGCATACACGCGAGCTACGCCAGAAAGCAGAATACGTCATGCCGTCGAAAACGCCTCTTATGAACGAACGACAGAAACGTCATATAAATTTCGATCCAAGCACGACACATAGGCTTGAAGACATCCCTGACAGCATGCTTGAAGAATTATTCCATTCAGAACAAATCCCTATATCTGACTACGTGAAAGAATGGCAAAGACGTGAATACGTAAAGTTCAAAAAGACTGAAAGTCGTATGCACTACGTCATTGCGTCTGATAGCGAAGCGGCCAAAACAGTCGCGGGGCTAATCATCGCAGGAAGAATACCAGACGTCTATCAAACCGTGCAGGCTGCTTGCCGCCAGCATCGAGACGTTTACCCGTCCTATTCGGACAAAAAGTACAAGGTGTTTCAAGTCCTGGCCTCCGTGGTCAATAGGACTGAAATCATTGACATGAAAACTGTTGAGGTTATGTCATGACCGTAGGCGAACTATACGATAAGCTTAAAGCTATCGAGAAAGCAGAACTTGACGTTCAGAACGCGGAAAATTCGCTTCTACATGGTGGAAGTGCATGGACTATGGACAACAAACGTCAGCTATTGACGCATGAACTTAACTGGCTTGAAACACTCCGAAACGAGGAAATCGAACTGTGAGCAATGGCGGAAACTCGGATTATAACCGTGAATATGACTTATCGGTCTATGACAAGTTTCCGCGTAAACTCCGCGACCTTCTCAAAGACACGCCACGAAACATCACGTCCGTCCAGATTTATAGCATCCGCAAGCGGTATGGGCTTGACGCTCAAGAGCTTACGGAAGAGATAGAACAGCGCGTTGAAAGCTTCCGGAAAGAGTGGATGCGCGAAACGTGGAATTGGGCTAAAGGCATTCATCCTAATTTTCCGACTTGACGAAAAACTGTTTGACACATATCTAACGACTGTGCATAACAAACACACTGCAAAACACCCAAACCCAGGAGAAACATCATGGCCCCGAAGCCTCCCGCACCCCCTTCCCCTTCGAATACCGCAGAAACCGGCGTAGACGTGCCGCAGACAAGCGCTTTCACCTTCGATGACGTTCCGATGCCTGAAAAGCTTCCTGGCCGTTCTGGAGGCCCACGCGAGCTTTCCGACGTCCGCAAGAAACTGGCCGCTGTGCCTGTCGGCAAGTCCTGGCTTGAAACCGTCGAGGTCCCGTCCACGATCATCGATCCGAAGGAACAGGCGTCCGCGCTCAAGGAAGCGGCCAAGACCGTGCAGAACCGTATCCAGGGCGATATCCGCCGCCACAAAAAGGCCGAAGGCAATTCGGCGCATAACTTCTCCGTCATCTTCGTCAACGACGCAGAGCGCGGCACCGGCGTACGCATCTATCGCCGTCCTGATACGTCGGCTACCCCCTCTGTCGAACAGCCCGCCGCTGTCTGATTGAAGGCTGACGTTTTAGACTGCGCGATTGTTTAGATTTCCGTCCGGACAGTCGCGCAGTTCGAAAACCTCAGCTAGCTGCATCGTCGGTGCATGACGGCGTAAGCGCTGGAGGGGAGACGAGTTGTGACCGTCTCCCTGCCAATTCGACAACAAGGGCGTTAACATGTATCTCCAAGACTTTATTGCCGATAAGGGTGAACTGCTCGAAAGCGCCATGAAACACCCTGCGCTTTCCCCTAAGCGCAAGCCGACGATAGATCAAGCGCTCAAAGCCGTTGTGTCTGAAATCGAGCAAAGCGCCGCAAAGAACGTTGCCGCAATTCTCATTCCGCAGCTTAATGATATGTATGAAATGTACGTTATGCTGAACGGCGAACATGACGATTGCCCCGATCAGCCGACACGCGACGATTACGAAAGCGCCCTGGACGATGAGGTTGAAAGTATTTTCGATCCATTCCAAAAGCACTTATCGGCCAACTGGCTTGCCACGAACACAATCGACACACGGTTGTACGAGGAAGGCACGATTGAAAAGCTGGCCTTGAGCGCTGGACGGGAAGTCGTCAAGCAGCTTTCATCCGTAACGGTCCAGGAACAGAACCAAGGCATAGCGTCAAAGACGCCTGCGCAAATCTTGGCGAACGCCGGTATCGTGCAGACAGACGTTCAATTGTATCTGGATCAACACCTAGCGCCCAAAGAGGCAGGAGACGCCGAAATGTCCACGGACGAAACAGACGACGCAATCAAGGGCGTAATAGAAAAGATGCGCGCTCACATCGGTACGGGCTTTGACATGATCGAAGTCTATAGCGACGTTGAGCTTGCGCTTGATGACGATGAAATCTTGGCGAACGGTGCAGGCGCACGACTTGGCCTTGACGAAACAGACGTCGGGCATTTGCAGACGTTGACGTTCCTGCACGATGCGTCTGACGTTCCAAACGTCATCATGGCGATGCTGGATGATACGCCGGACAAGACAAAGCCCGCAAAGGCTGAACGCAAGGCGAAAGACCCGGTAGTTCCGAAGCAGCCGCCTGCAATGGGCGAAGAAGCTGCGGAAGTCTTGGACCTGATCGTGTCCCATAGCGCCGTCAACGATACGGCTATGGCTGCGGCCATCGGGGTAAGCCGTGCGACCTTCAACAACTACAAGGCGCGTAAGACAGAGTTCAAGCCGGACGAAATGCAGAAGACAATTCTGCGCGATCAGATCGTAAAGGACTTGAACGGTCTTTACCGTGCAATGTGCCTGATCGATGACGTTGCGGTTGATCGGGAGTTCGAATAATGGGCGATCCGATCACACAGGAAGGCTACGCCGAAATCTACGGTAAGCAGATGAGCAAGATTGCGGAACAATCCTTCCGACAAGGTACGGCAAAGTTCTTCAAGCCATTCAAACGCGCCAATCACTTTCAGCGCGCAATGGACTGCACGTCCGAAATGGCTATTTGTGCCTCAAAGTACAAAGCGCCGCCTGAACGTGTAGTTCGTCCGTACATGACGGGTAAAGAAATGATGGCGGCTGCGCAGGCAGAAACTATGCTGCTTGGCGTCGATACGGCTCCTGTGAGGCTGTAATGGCTACACGTCCCAACTGCGAAGCGCGTCAATACTCAGATCAGATGGTTTGTGTAAAGTGTGATTTGAGTTGGGACGTGAATGACCTGGACCCGCCGAAATGCGGTAACGAAAAGACAGAAGACGATAGACGTAAGTTTGTCGCAGAGACAAAACGTAAGAGGTTTTGGTGAAACGTCGCGTACCACTACCTGACATTGAGGATAGTTTCCTTAAACGTATATGCGCGGCGCTAGACCTCAAGACGACCGAGTTGGCCGATTTGTTGGAAATGCCTTATAGCGATCTGTACAAGATGCTAGGGCCTAAAGCACAAATCGTAGACATAGATTTGGATGAAACATGGTGGTACATCGCGGAGCGCGTAGACGAGCAGTTAGCGCTGCTCCTGGCCGTGAAACAGGAATTGAACGTTGCCTTGCAAAAGGAAAGAGCGCAGCGCGCTTTGCGTCACGCATCGGTAAGAGGACGTTCAACAAGACAATCACCCCGTTAACAAGGCCATCGGTTGACTGCGGAACGTTTTTCGTTGTCCTGATCGTCCTAGCAGGAGCGCTATTCCTTGGATAAGAACGACGATAAGACCCCCGCGCCCGTAACACTTGGGGTAGGGTTTGATATGTCGGATGATGAAATCCGCCAGTGGATTGTGGCCTGCAACCATGAGCCAGGCGAAGGCCTCCTTGCGGCATTATCTTGCCCTCCGAGCGGGCGCATTTCCGCAAGCTTATCGCCGCTCAGGCTTCGGAGGTCGGACGATGAGTAACCTGATCGAACGGCTTCGCTCTACCCGAGACTGCACCGTCTGCGATGGTGATGGTATCAAGTATAGCGGAAAAGAATGTGGCGGCTGCGCCGGATCTGGAAAGGTCCTGCGTTACGACCGGACCGGACCGGAAGCTGCAGATGAGATCGAACGCCTTCGCGGCGATCTTCTCATGGCCTACCTAAACCAGTCACCCTCACAGAGGGCGCGGGGGTCAGACGAATGAGTGATCTTCCTAAACACACGGGTATCCGTACGTTCGAAATGGTTCAATACGTAACCGCGCCGCTTGAAGGCGATATGGACGATTGGCCTGCGAACATTCAGGACGTAATCATGGCGGCGGTTGAGGCCAAAGCAAAAGAGGTTGAGCTACCTCTAGTAATCGTTATGTCACGATGCGCAGAAGACATTGACACGATTGATCCGCAACAGCGGTATTTCATTCACGTCATTCTGTCGGAAGTCGTGATGAAGGTTGAGGACGGAAGGAAACTACAATGAAAAAGAAAGCTACGTTCTTCGAGGAATTGCAGTATCCGATACGGAGCCTGAAAGACGTTTCGAACTATCACCACACGCCTATGGGTCTTACAATCCATTTGCGGGAAAAGGAATGGGACGAAGTGTTTGCGGAGGTCAAGGCGCTCACAACGCCTGACGTAATCCAGATTTCGCAGGAAGACTATTACAAAGGTACAAAGCGCTTTAAGTTCAGAGACGTCATATACGAAGCGGTCATGCCGAACGATGACGGAATAGGCTATCAAGTCGCAATGTCTGCGCTACGATGACACTTGTTCTAGGTGTTGACCCCGGTAATTCCGGCGCGTTCGCTACGTATGATAGCGTGTCAAAACGTGTTGTAGACGTCCAGGACATGCCGGTATGGTATCAGGTCATTGGCAAGAAAAAGCGTCCACGCCTAGACACTGTTGCTTTAGCCGATATGTTCGAAGTCTACGAAATGATGGGCGTTGAGCTAATGGTGCTTGAAGCCGTTGGGGGACGCCCACAGCAAGGCGCTGGAGCGGCCTTTGTGTTCGGCTACGGCGTAGGGTGTATTTACGCGACGGCGACAATATTTCGTATCCCCGTCGAGACTGTACCGCCTGCAAGCTGGAAAGCCTTGATGCGCGTACCGGGTAAAGGACTTGCAGACGATACGGCCATAATGCAGCGGGCGAACGAAATGTTTCCGCTAGACAGAGATATGTTTACTGGACCTAAAGGCGGTAAGATGGTAGACAGAGCAGAAGCAGCGATGTTAGCACGTTTTGGCGCTGAACATGTCTTACAGATTAAAGGCGCTAGAGACATACAGAACTTATTGACGTATAGAAACGCAGACACAGGAGCGTAATGTGACAATCACGATTCTTAAACAAGGTCATCGAGAAAAGAAGGAAGATACGTCAGTAACTTTCAATTGCCGTAACTGCATGTGCGAATTCACGGCAACGCCGCCTGATTACGTCCTTGTTCGGGACGAACGCGAGGGTAATTACCGTCAGGCTACGTGCCCGACATGCGAACAGATCGTAACAAAATCGATAGCGGTGTAATATGGCGTGGGATGATGTACCGTCTAAGATGGCGGTTTACAGAACGATACAGTATGGCGGTGACGTCGCTGCGGATAGATTGCTGGCCGCATATGTTCCGTATCCGTATGAGCTAATCCTGACAAACGTTCCGGTTGCTCGACGTGCAGACTTTGAGGCAGATTTGAACTATAGGTTCGCAGCGTGCAAAAACCTATCGACGTCGGTAGCCTGGAACCCCAAGACAATGAACCCGGATACCCCGTCAGGTTTATAAGACCGTTCCTAAACGGAAGCGTCGGCATAAAGCACAAGACAAACGGTTCTCTCCTAATCGTGAGAGAACATGACGTCAAAGCGCTTGCCGACGCTTTGTTAATTTTGGCTAGGAGGATTGAAGATGATAATAACTCTTGCGAAACACGTTAAAGGTCTTTTACCGGACAGAATACTTGAACTTGACGTCTCGCCAAGTGAGTACCAACGCATAACGGATTATCCAATCGTTAGGGTGAAGGATGTTACCTACCAGCGTAGCGGGGTGGATCGTTCGGTGTATTTTGACATATCAGTTCTCGATATATCCGAATATGCCGACATGGCTGACAGAAAATGACGCTTGAACTTTTTGGCTTCCAGGCGGAAGCGTCAGACGTCATGTCGTCGCGTGACCGCTACGGACTTCACGACGAAATGGGTATCGGTAAAACGGCCACGACAATAGGGGCGATAAACCGTATTCTCGCATCGCGTGGCGTAATTGTATGCCCTGCGATGCTACGTGAGAACTGGATTAAAGAGTTCAAAAAGTTCTCGACGTATGACCTGAAACTATGCAAGGCAAAGAACGTACATGACTTCGTGGCGTGGCAACGGAACCGCTTTGACGTTCTGGTTATGAGCTATGAACACGCGACAAAGTGGATGCCTCATATCCACAAGAACAAAGAGTACATTGACTTCATCGCCTTTGATGAAGCGCACTACCTCAAGAACGAAATGTCTGGACGGTCCACGGCGCTCTTAGGTAAGGGCGCTATGTGTGACACGGATAGCCTTGTCCATTACGCTGAACACGCTTGGCACGTCACAGGTACGCCAGCTTCAAACGATCCGCTCGACTACTATACGTTCCTCCAGTTCGCTAAGGCACTGGACGGGATGGAAAGCAAAGAGTTCGTCAAATACTTTTTCGAGAAGACGACCACGACGTACGGCTTTCGGCACACTGTCAAGCCTCACATGGCCTCCGTGCTTGCCGCTATGCTCCGGAACAATTCTATTCGTCGTACACACCATGACGTCGGAATGTATCTGCCCCCGATCTTCCTGACGGAATTGATTATCGAGGGTGACACAATCGATATCCAGGAAGCGCTTGCAAACTATCCGCATGTTGAGCAAATTATTATTGAGGCTATCGAGACAGGTAATATCGATATCCTGAACGCCGCTCACATTGCGATGGTAAGACGATTAGTCGGTAAGGCCAAGGCTGTTCCCTATGCGCAAATGCTGAAAGCGGAACTTGACGCTGGAGCCGGAAAGCGCGTCGTGTTTTGCCATCACACGGAACCTTTGCTATACGTAGCGGCTTATCTGCGTAAGCACGGGTACAGTGTTGTCACTGCGTACGGAGATACAAAAGAAAAAGATAGACAAGACGCCGTAACGTCGTTTATGAATGATCCAAGTTGCCAAGTCTTCGTCGGTAATATCAAAGTCGCCGGGGTTGGCTTGACGCTTACGGAAAGCTGTGAAATAGACATGTTGGAAAGTGATTGGTCGCCAGCCGGTAACGCACAGGCAATCAAACGTGTACATCGATACGGTCAAACGCAGACAGTACGCGCACGGTTCATAACTCTAGCAGACAGCATAGACGAAAGTGTCAATAAGATCGTAGCGGGCAAGACCGCTGCAATTGCCGAAATTGAGGGACACAGTATGGCGGCTGCACCCTTGACGTCCTAAGCCAGTGAGGCTAAACAAGTTATCGCCAAACGGAGAACGACATGACAAAGATTATCCTTGAACTCGAAACTACCGATCCGCAGACGTTCAGCGATGCGTACAAAGTGCTGAATGCCTTCAAGCCGAAAGCAGGAGAGGGAAACGCCCCTACGTCTGCCCCATCGACGCCAGCTACGGCAGCACCCGCCCCTGTCCAATCCCCGACGCCTGCGGCCCCAACGCCCGCCGTTGCGTCATCGCCCGCCCCCGTCGCCCCGGCTCCTAGCGCTCCAGCCCCAAACGCGCCAAGCCCTGCCCCGTCACCGGCAGCGCCTGTAGCGGCCCCTGCGCCGACAACTGCCCCTGCCCCTGCTAACGGTGGGATGACGCAAACCGCGCTCGGTCAGATGGTCCAGGCATACGCAAAGGCGACGAACCCCAAAGCAACTAAGGCTCGGTTCACCGAGTTGGCCGCTGCGTATGTTGCGGCTGGACGTGCCGATGCGGCCAACTGGACAGGTGTGAACAACATTCCCGCCGACATGTACCAGGAAGTATCCGCGTGGTTCGCAGTCTAAGGGCATGACAATGACGGACGGACAGGAACGCTCACACAGAAGGTATTCACCGTCGCAGCGGGAACGGCGTAAGCTTTGCCCCGGCTCTGATAACCTTCTCGCAAAGGTTCCTGCCCGTCCGTCAAGCCCTTACGCAGTTGAAGGCACGAAAGCGCATACGATCCTAGAGGCTGCGCTTAGAAACAACGTACGTAGAGCGATGCAAGCGCACCGTGAGTTCACGGACCTACGTGCGGAAAAGCTTGACGACGGAATAGGCAATAACTTCTATTTGTCCATTCAGATCGCGCTTAATCACATTTACGCTATCCTTGACGAATACCCCGACGCGGCGATGCACATAGAAAACTATGTGTACGTTCCGCTTGACGCCGCTCCAGGAGAAGGCGACGGGTATTGTGATATCGTCATTTACATTCCGTCCATTCGCCACGCGTACATAATCGACTATAAGCACGGCGCAGGCGTAGCAAAGGACGTCAAGAACAATCCGCAGGTACGGCAATACTCGACGGGCGTACTGTTCGGTGATCCGCCCATTATCGACGTCGAGGGCGTAGACACTGTAACCGAGTGTATTATTCAGCCGCGTGCGTTCCATAAGGACGGAGCGATACGTGAGGAAGTCGTTTTACCCTACGAGATATACAACTCGATTGAAGAGATTAACGATGAGGTTCTAGCCGCTCAAGACCCTCACGCCCCTCTTGTACCGGGCGAAGATCAATGCCGGTTCTGCGATGCGAATACCGTCTGTCCTGCCCGCGAGGCCATGGGCTTGCAAGTCGCCAGTTCTCAGTTTAAGCAGATCATGGACGTCAAGCAGATCGACATTCCGCACCCGCATTCAATCGATGTTGCGCGGCTTGGCTACATATACAACGCTGCGCCTATGCTTAAGAAATTCCTTGCTGACGTAGAGGAACATATCATGGAGCTTAACCGCGCGGGAATATACGTTCCGGGTACAAAGATCGTAGAGACAGAACCGCGCAGACAATGGCACGGTACGGAAGACGAGATTGCGTTCAAGCTGGCCGCATTGTCCGGATTGCCTATTACCGAAATGTTTACTATCAAGCCGGTTAACATCACGACTGCGGAAAAGATGGTAGTCGAAGCGTTCAAGAACCGGGTAGGTAAGGGTAAAAAGAAACAAGCCGCAGAAGACGCACGACACGCATTTGCGTTCTTGACCACAAAGGAACGTACAGGTAATACAGTCTTGACAGTCGAGACTGATCCTAGACCGGCTGTAAATCTGGCAAGCCGCGCCTTTGCTCAAATTAGCCAGATGATCCACCCGCCGCAGATGGCAGATAACCAGGAACCAGAACAATGACAACGACTATCGTACGTGACAGCATCGTAGGCGATGCATGGATACAACAGATGACGCAGCTTGCGCCCGTGCAGCGCGTTCTAAACGAGCAAGGCCAACCGACGCAGGATATCTTGACAGGGCTTGTGCGCCTGTCGTGGTGCGACGGACTGTTCGACCTTCCGCAGCCAACCGCACAGAACGCGAACCCGAAGTACGGAACGTCTATCCTGTTCCCGCCCGAACCGTACGTAGATTTCTCGTTGTTCTACGAGGACTATTACAAGGTGTGTGCATCGTCCTTCGCGGAATACTATGACGCACAGTCGCAGCAATACTACGGACTGCATTCGCCGTTCCGTCAGCAAGCCGAAAAGCTCAAGTTCGGCGGCTACACTCCTGGCGGTATCTTTATGACCGTCAGTACGAAGTTCAAACCGTCCGTTGTCGATAGCCGGGGTAATCCGATTGTCGATAAGAGCAAAGTGTACGCGGGCGTATGGGCTATCTGCTCCGTGAACGCTTACCCGAATACGGACAATCGCACACGCGGCGTTCGGTTCGGCCTTCAGAACGTTATGATTATCGGTGACGACAAGCCGTTGAGCGGTGGCGGCGCTGACCCTTCGCAGACGTTCAAGGGTATCGCCGGGAAGGTAGCGGCTCCTATCACCCGTCCCGAGCTTGGCGCGGTGCGCCCAGGCCCCAACGGCGCGGCTCCTGCCCCTTCCGGCCCTCCAGTACCGCAAACACGCGTTGCCGCGCCTGGAGCGCCCTCGCCGTCCGTTATGCCGCCTGTTCCTTCCGCTCCTATGGGCGCGGAGGAAAGCGAAGACGACCGGCTTATGCGCGAAATGATGGGCGGCTGACCTGTGTCAGAACTTGCCGCTCATTTGGATTTCGAAACGCGTAGTGATGTAGACCTAAAGAAAGCGGGTTTATATCGCTACGTGGAAAGCCCTAACACGTGGGTATGGGGCTTCTCCTGGCGCATAGGTAATACGGACGCTGTGAAGCAATGGCGTCCAGGTTACGCGGACCCTACGGCGCTCCTGTATCATATCCGAATGGGCGGTAAGGTTGTTGCGCACAATGCGGGGTTTGAACGTACGATCTGGAACCGAATAATCCGGAAAATATACCCGCATTGGCCTTCAATCACTATTCAGCAACAAGACTGCACGATGGCGCGCGCTGCGGCTATCGCGCACCCTATGGAACTTCAACGTCTATGCGACGTGCTGGAGACGAAGAACCGTAAGGATCGTGAAGGCCACGCCATCATGCTCAAAATGGCTAAGCCGCGCAGATACAATGAGGACGGAACGATTACGTGGTGGGACGAACCCGCGCTAATCGACCGTAACATGCAATACTGCGACATGGACGTTTACACTGAAACGGACATTGACGAAATGATACCTGTCTTGTCGCCGCGCTGGCAAGACGTCTGGAGATTTGACCAGACGATTAACGAACGGGGTATCTGTCTTGACATGCCTGCGGTCCGAAAGATTGCAAGTCTAGTTGAACTGGCGAAGAAAGAAGCTGACAAGACGATGCGTACCTTGACGAACCGTGAGGTTCCGAAGTGTACAAACGTCGGCAAGATCATTACGTTCCTGAACGCGAACGGCGTAGAGACAGACAGTCTCCGCAAGGGCGATCAGGACGATTTGATATTCATCGCGGACACGACACAGAACTTTGTTGCCAAGAGCGTTATCGAGCTAAGGCGTGCATCATCTAAGACGTCAACGGCTAAGTACGCATCCATGACGCAATGCGTCTGCGCTGACGACCGCGCCCGCGCCCTCCTGGCCTTCCACGCTGCGTCTACTGGACGGTGGGGCGGGAGGCTTATCCAGCCGCAGAACTTCCCGCGTGTCGATCCGGACGATAAATACTTAGCGGCCAAGATCGAATGGCTGCACGAAATGCTAGGCGGCGACTTAGACATAAAAGAAATATACGAAAACATAGACGCCGTGTACGGACCGCTTGAACCTATGACGCTTTTGTCAAAGGCGTTGCGCTCTATGATTATCGCCGGACCGGGTAACAAACTAATAGGAGGCGACTTTGCGAACATCGAAGGGCGCGTTAACGCATGGCTTGCGGGGGAGACTTGGAAAATTCAAGCGTTCCGTGATTACGATAACGGGGTCGGAGCGGACTTGTATAAGCTTGCGTACGCGAGATCGTTTGGGGTTGACGTCGAAAGTGTTGGCAAGGGTCAGAAACGACAGATCGGAAAGGTACAAGAACTTGCGCTGGGGTATCAGGGCGGACCGCCCGCATTTATCAGCATGGGCGACAATTACGGTGTTAACCCTTTTGACCTTTACGCTCCTGTAAAAGCCAACACGTCGCCTAAACAATGGGACGATACGGAAGCGAAGTACGAAAGCGCAACTTCCAAAGCGGGGATGCCGTCGCACGTCTGGACGGCATTGCGTATCATTGTCGACAATTGGAGAACCGCGCACCCTGCCATTGTTCAGCAGTGGTGGGACTATCAGGACGCAGCGATACAAGCGGTAAGCGCTCCCGGAACTGTCGTCGCTACGGCGCACGGACGGGTAAGCTACTACTCAGATCAGCGCGCATTGTGGTGTATACTTCCGTCAGGGCGTATGCTTTGCTATTCGGCTCCTGAACTGGAAACAACAATCCAAGTTCTTCAAGGTAAGCACGGACCATACGAACGGACTAAGCAGACTGTTTTCTTTTGGGGAACTGATAGCAAAACAAAACAGTGGACAAGACAGAATTTATATGGTGGCCTCCAGTGTGAAAACGTTGTACAGGCCACGTCATGCGATATCATGGTGGACGCTATGTTCCGCGTCGAGGAAGCCGGGTTTCCCGTCGTCCTTACCGTCCACGATGAAATTCTAACGGAACCCCCCGAGTGGGATACGGACGCAACGCCTGAACGTTTCAGCGACGTTATGTCTATCCTGTCGGGAGAATACGACGGACTGCCAATCGCCGTGGCGGCATGGGAAGACACGCGTTATGTCAAGTAAACCTCTATCCGAACGTGAACAGAACCTTTTTGACTTGCTCCTGGAGCGGGAAGAAAAGGACGTACCTATCCGCCGTATGTTCGAACGCTTCACTGCCTCAAGCGGTAACTTGTATACCCGACGCCGTATGCAGCAAAGACTAGGCGCTGTGATCGCACGTATTAACGCGAAGCTCGACGCGCAGCGTATCATTCCGGGGCAACTCAAAGGGACATATCGTCTCACTTCGAAAGTTAACGCGAGTGAATAAACTTCAAGCTGCGCTGGATTGGGCGGCAAGAGGTTTTCGTGTATTCCCCCTGCATTCCAATTCCAAAGAACCCGTACACTCTGAAAGGTGGTACGACCATGCGACCGTCGATCCTATTGCTATTCGTTCTATGTGGGTTATGCCTGTCGTCGGTGGTATATACGACTATAATATTGGTGTTGATTGCACTGATAGGGTAGTCGTAGACGTAGATATTAAAGAGGGGAAGGACGGACATAATGAGTACATCGCGCTTGGCGGTAACTATGACACACTTGTCGTCCGAACGCCGACAGGTGGTTATCATTGCTACTTTGAAGGACCGGACAGTTCAAACGCGCCTATCAGTAAGGCGGTTGACATACGATCACACCACGGATACGTGGTCGGACCTGGAAGCACTATCGATGGTATTGCCTACGAAGTCGTAACGGACAGAGAACCGGAATGGGTTCCGCTTGCCGTCGATAAACTGTTGCGCCCTCCGTATAGCCGGAAGGAAAGTACGCATGACAGTAACGACAATGAGGCCAGCGTACAGGCGGGGATAAACTTTCTCCAAAGCGTAGCGCCCGCCGTCGAGGGTAATCGCGGCGACGATCACACATTCCAGGTGGCCGCTCGGCTAGTCCGAGAATACGCCCTCTCCCCCGGTAAAGCCCTGGAGCTTATGCTTGAACACTGGAACGACCGATGCGAGCCGCCATGGCTTCCGGACGAACTGGCGTTCAAGGTCGAGAACGCGGCCTCCTACGCGACCGCAGAGCTTGGACGGCAAGATCCTTCACTTGTGTTCGCCAACATCAACGTAGCCCCACCCCCGTCTGTCTTTGAGCAATCCGGCGTGTCATGGGGCAATGCCATGCTCCCGGCTGCGATCAGGCCGCGCCCCTGGCTTATCCAACGCCTGCTTATGAGGGGCAAGCCGTCTATTGTCGGGGCGTCCGGATCGGCGGGAAAGTCCACACTCGGTCTAGCGATCGCTGCGCATGGCGCGGTCGGTAAGAGCTTCGCCGGGTTCGAAGTCCTGGAGGCGTTTAGCTCGATAGTGTTCAACGGCGAAGACGAAGTAGAAGAACAGTCGAGACGCCTTATCGCTATATGCCAGACGTACGCGCTGGACTACAACGCCGTCAAGCAACGCATCATGCTTCTGTCGTATGAGGAAGCGGACATTAAGCTAGTTGCAATGGAAGGCAGGAAGTACATTCGCAATGAGCCGATGATTAATCAGCTTGTCGAGCTATGCACGGAAGGTCCGAACGTCGGGATGCTCCTGCTTGACCCGCTCGTAGACTTGCATGACTGTGACGAAAGTGATAGTACGGCCATGAACAACGTCATGCGCGTGACACAGGACATAGCCAAGCGCGCCAACGTGGCCGTATTGCTTATGCACCACACGTCGAAGGGCGGAAGTGAGCGGCAAGAGAACCGCGTGGGGAACGCCGATACGTTCCGTGGTTCGTCCGGTATCGTCAACAAGTGCCGTGCAGCCTTTACGCTCATGGACGCTTCACAAGATGACGTTGAGAACTATGATATGCAGGATGGTGAGCGCCATACGTGGGTTCGCTTTGACGATGCGAAAATGAACCTGTCGCTTAAGAGCGCAACGCCTGCTTGGTTCCGTAAGGTCGGTGTAAAGATATCGTCGGGCGATCTAGTAGGCGTGCTGCACGCGCAGGAACTTACGAAGGGTACGACGCAGCTTCGTTTACGCATGGCTGACATTCTTGTACAAACTATGCAGGCCAACACGTCGGGTTCCATGGGTATTAACCAAGCCGTACAAGTGATGAAAGCGAATGAGCCTATCATGGCGAATAAGAAAGACACCGAGATTAAAAACAAATTGATAGAAATGTTCTCGACGCCCGTTGACGTACGTGGCAACTTGATCCATGTTCATAAGGACGGAGACGACGTACGTAGTAACCTAATCGTAACGCTAAAATAGGAACGGGATAATGTTTCTAGTATTTGGACCGCCGCCCAAAAGAGACGAGCCGCCACGCTGCTATCTGCACGCGCACATAAAGCACAGCGACAAGTGCTACTGGTTTTATGACGATGGCACTAAAGGCGTGAAGCTTAACGAACACGGATACTATGCCGAAGCCGTCAAGCAAGAAGACGTGAAGCGGTACGCTGACGCTATCGCGAAAACATACGGCGATCAACTACTAGAGCTAATCGCCGTTCCGTGTGACCAGTATAATGCGCTGTTTACAATCGAGCAGATGCGGTTGCTTAAGGTAATCTAAGGCTGGCGGAACACGCCGGGTACGGGCTTAATACCTTGCTGTTGGTTGATGACACGAATGTCAGACTTGACGCCCGCAAGATCGCTTGTCAAAGACGTAAACCCTTTGGTGACGGTTTGCGTCAAGTTGTCCATCTTGTTGTTGAAGCTTTCTACAATACGATCAGCACGCAGGTTGACATTCTTGACCTGTTCTTCAACCTGACCTTGACGAAATGCGTACGTATCGAGCGGTGCAATTTGCGTCTTGACAACACGTAGTTCAGCGACAAGCGCAGTGATAGCCTCGCTATTTGCGTCTGTACGATTTGTCGTCGTGGTGTACGCGGCAACGCCACCCGCGAAAAGCCCCAGGAACCCCAAGGCATTGAACAGGTTAACGCGGGTCTTCTCAATTTCGATGCCGGTCATGTCATCACCCCCACTCGAATGAGGCATAACGCATCACTGTCCTAAAGGTTTCTTGGCACGCCACCGGCCATAAAGTGTAATCGCCATCCCGATCAGAGGCGCGAGGGTTACGATAGCGTCAACGACTTTGCCCTGGACTTCCTCCGGGAAGCTCCAGCCCGCCAACGCTACAAGGCCAGCAACCCCGCCAAGGATAGCGCCAAGGGTGACGCGGGACTGATACCACGGCTCATTGTTCGTGGCGTTGAGGACTACCGGCGCGACTTCGCTCAAGACTTTCGACGTGATAACGCCAATATCCGCCCGCGTCGTATCCGTAGCTTTACTGTCCGCTGCGGCTACCGCGCCTTTGGTGATAGCGTCGATCAGGACGTTAACTGCTTTCGTTTCACTGGACATTGCGTGCTTCCTTAAGCGCTGCGGTGACGACGACAACGGCTTGCGTCACGCGAATGATAACGTCGAAGCTGGTAGCCTGCGCGGGAACTACGCAGACGATATGTACGCCTTCGTACGCGGCGTCTACCTTGTTAACCAATGACGTCTTGACCTTACCCGTCACGGCGATAGCCGCGAACGCAAGGTACACCGTCTCAAGGGCGCTGCACACTTTGGGTAGGTTCTTTTGGATTGCCGCATCGGCAGTTTGGATGCTGCTTGTTGTCGTGCAGGCAGAAAGAAAAGACGCCGCTGCAATCAATGCAACGGCGCTCCGGGAGGAAATCGATTTCATGGGAGGCTCCTAGCCTTCGTAAAGTTTTGACTTCTTAGCGTGATCGCGCCACGGATGCAATTCGAAGTGCGGCTTATCCCAATTGTCGGACGTGGTTTTGTTCCCGTCCATGTTCCAGTCGCCGCCCCATCTAAGCGGGATACCATGAGCCTTGGCGATACGCAAGATCACTTCGGCCAACTTCACAAACGAAGCCGTGTTGTTCCAATCGTACGGAGCGGGGAACAGATCGAATGCGATGGCCGGAACGTAGTTATGGGCAGACTGTCCGAACTTCGCTTTGCTGTTGCCTTGTGCGTACGCTTTCTCCTGCGCTAGACGTCCGCGCTTGCTGTCCAGTACCTTAAAGTCTATTTCCTTAATAGCCTCATTGGCGATTAGTTGAAGTTGTGGCGCACAGTCCTTTAGTGCTGCCTTTGACGCTTTGCTAAATACTGGCATTCTGTTCTCCTATGGTTTATCCGATACGCCAGTTACCCGAACCCGGATCGGAATACACGGGTACGCGATTAGCGCCGCCGCCAGCAACCACAGCGCCGAAATTGCCAGCGGCAGGAACACTGCTGTCGCTAACGAATGCGGTCTTCATATCGCCGGATGCGGTCGGTAACGTAGCTACCGTAAGAACTTGCTTGCTTGTATACTGCACGTACAGTGCTTTAAATCTTTCACCGCCAGAATTGCCGCCAAGGTCTATAGTAGGCGTACCGAACACGAAACCGTTAGGCTTCATTACCGGGACGTTAAAGTACATAACGCTATTGTCTTCGGGCATTTCGATAGGCGCTTTCCCCTGCGCTATATTAAAAAAGGAAAGTCCCTTATTGCCGCTTTGTCCGACGTCCTGTATTAACTGCCAGTTAGAACCTACAGCAACCGTAGCCCTTCTGCTTGTGGCGTGTACGCTTTCCATAGCCTGCAAGCCTACCGCTCCCGCAGAAGCAGAAGACGCACCGCCTTTTATGACAGAGTTAGAGGCCAGGGCCGCGTTGGTTGACGCCCATATAGGCGCTTCGACAGCTACGTTCCACTGGCTCATAATATCCGTACACACAACAGCGCCACCCGATCCAAGTTCTTTATAGAACGGACGTGACACGTTACCTGCGTACCCGTTAACCCCATCATGTACGCAAGTCATTAGGAGAATTTTAGCTGTACCAACGCCCTTGGTATACTCTATAGCGTTCTCAAGGTATTGAGCCGCCCCGTTATTCGTGTGGTCCATATTAAACGTATATGTCGCCGGTCCGACGCCACCTTGTATTTTAAACAGCGCCTTACCGTTGTTACTTTCCGCGTGATAACCAACCATCGTTAGCGCTAAACCGCCGTAACCGCCCGGTTCTTGTAGCTCAAACCCATAAACGTCTGCGGTCACAGCTTGCGCGTGAGTGTACGCGTTGCCGAGACCTTCTGTACTACCACCGATAAGAACAAGCTGTGATACGCCTTTACCCAAAAGAGCGCAACGATGTTGAATGGCGGTAAAGTGTACGTCGTCCAAAACAATTTCATTGGACGACGAACCAAGTGCTGGGTCGCCAGAACCCGCGAACCCCCTGATACCCTTCGCTCCGTACGAAAAGAACGTCGTAGATATCTTACCCGCCAGTGTGTCTACAAGATCAAGACCGATGGCCATAGACCCGAATAGTGAATTGGTTATCTCAAAACCCACAACACGCTCTAGCTTAAGCAAGGCCATGCCGCCCGCTATAGAGTTATCGATAGCGCGCATAGCCACACCATGCATGGCAAAACGTACGTTATACCCCGCTACGCCCCACGGATACCCCGACACTCTAAGGCAAGCCGCACCGTCAACACTAGACGTTATCTGCGCGCCGCCTTTACCCTCAATAGCAAATCTGAACGGTTGACCACCTTCCGCCGTAGCTGACAGGTCAAGCGAAGCTTGCGTATCAATCGTGTAGTTCTTAGCCAAAAGACACAACGTACCGCCGCCCGCCGCCTTAATGGCGTTTAGAGCCGCTTGGAATGTGGGTCCGTCGTCAGACGTACCCGTGGGTCCGTAATCGTCAACAACGGCGATAAAGCTTTTAGCGTTCTGCAATTCAAGATTTTGACGTGCAGTAAGCTTATTTAACAAATCGCCAAGATTGGCGCTTTTGTCCAGCTTACCGTCAACTAAAAGCTGCGCTGCTATTTCTCCCGCTGTCGCTCCCGCCGCAGCGCCAGCCGCCGCCGCTGACGCGTCAAGACCGTCTATGGATGGACCGCTTACGACGTTCAACCCGTCTTCGCTAATAGCCAATAGGGCGTTAGGAATAGCGCTAAGAAGCTGTAAAAGCGGTTGCGCGCCCACAAACGTTGGAGAAAGAACCAAAGCCCGGTTGAGTTGTTCGGCTAATTGAGCAAAGCGCATAGCGGTTGCGTCAAACTCTGACGACACCCACCGCGTACTCTTCGCGAAGTCTGGTGTAGCAGACGTGAGATAGTCCTTTTCACGCCGGATAGTAATCGCGTTTATCTCATCCGGATTGTCCGCAATGAGATTGTTTATCTTTTCTATAAACAGTGTAAGCGGCGTTACGCGGATCGTATTGAACGGCGGTACGAGCGCTGCCGTGTAGTCAACATTTAGAATGGCCTGAAAGCTATCGATACCGTAATATATTTGAACGTCGTTTTCGGACGTTGCGGGTATGGCAGTAGAGATGGGTACACCGGCAACAATGTCGAGTTTACGTTCTGCGGTTACTTCTGTCGCTACGGTCATGTCTAATCCCCAAAAACGCCGGTACGTTCACCGGGCGCAAACCAATATTCATTCCCGTAGTCTTTGCGCTGTTTGCGCATACGGCGTTGTCTCTTCTGGTACGCGTTCGGATCGGCCAACTCCTGAAACCTATCCCACACTTCCCGTTCCAGTGCCAGACGTGACCACCAGATAGACGTACCCGGCGTATAGCGTCTCGCGTAGTCTACGGCTTTTGACGCCGTTGTACTCTTGAACTCTTTGTCTCCTAGTGAACCTACGCTATCGGCCCACTGAAATATGTCGCCTAGTACAAGCTGCGTCGTATCGCCCGCGAATGCCACAAGCGGACCGGCTGCAATGTCCTGCGGACCTTTACCGAACTCATTGACCCCGTTGAACAGGAAGTCGCCCCATATCGACAAAGCGCCTCCAGATAAAAGAGCTTTACCGAAAAAGGCGGGATTTTCAATAGGGTTCATCGGTAAGGGTTCTCTGCCCCTAGATATCTCCCGCATTTGCGTACCTACCGCGCCTACTAGGGTCATCGCAGCACCCAGGCCAGCAAAGAATTTCAGCTTGCCCCAAGTGCCGGGAGCCGTCATGCCAAGCCGCCCGTAAATCATAGCGAAGGATATCGGGAAGTTCTTGTACATCGCAAAGGACGACAAGAGCGCACCGGGTAGCGTGTCCGGACGCGTCGTATCTTTGAGCGCCACCGAACCTTCAATCGTCGCTTCCGGTATCATCTTGCGCGCTTCCTCGAATATCGCGCCTTGAAACTTTTTGTACAACTCTTGCTTATTCGGAAGCTCTGTTTCCAGAATGTCTATCGGTCGCAAGAACTCTACGCCTGCTTTCGGCTCCCACGTCTTGACGCTTCCCCGAAACGCATTCCAGTCGTCCGGCGTAATGCCGTAACGCTGCAACACACCGTTGAACGTCAAGCCAGGACTGTGCGTCCTTATAGTGCAAGAACCTATGCTGATCTAGCTGATTACCGAGCGCACGGCCTTTGCCACGAAATGCGTTTGCATCAACCTTGGACGCACCATTCGTTGACATAGTGTCAAAGACTTTAGACAATACGTCTGCACGCTGTTCAGGCGGAATGACAGAACCGTCAGGCCACCGGGTCATTTCCCAATCGAGTGCGTCTATGTGATCGCCTATCCATTTCTCTTTACCGGCACGTACCATCTTGACACTGTTCTGCGACTGCGGAATGTAGCCTTCAAGCTTGCGCATTGAACCGCCCGCTTGATTGAACAGATCAACGCCAATGTCCTGTATCTTCATCCATGCCGTAGCGAACTCTTTTGCCGCTTGGTCGCCCGTGTTGATACCCTTTATTTCCCGAATGATATTCGGAAGATGCGCCGCACCCTTCTGCCGTCCGAATGCACCTTTACCCAACTTGTCTAGGACGTCGTTAAAGATCGCGTAGAACTGGCCTCGATACACTTCCTTCGTTGTGCTGTAAGATACCGACGTAAAGCGCGGATCATCTTCCAGTCGCGACACAGCGCCACGCGCAAGCGCAGTTCCTTTGCTTCCCGGCTTTCCGTCCATCATAAACGAAGACGTTGTGACCGTAAGTCCTTCACGGACTATCGCGTTATTCTCTGCCTGAACGGAAAGCATCTTGGCTGTACGCTTTGCGCTTTCCATCGTCCGGCGCGTCACGTCGTCAAACGTATCGCGCATAGCCAGCATACTAGCTTGCGTATTGTCTAGGCCCGTGGTGCGATGGGAGTTCGCACGGTCTTCGAAATATTCTACAAGTTCTTCGGTACGCTTGTGACCGTACCGTTTCTCTTTCAGGTTTTCACGGATACATGCCGCGAAGTCTACAGAATTGAGCATGACGTAACCGCTTTCAAATCTTCTTCACTATCGACGTGCTTCTGCAAATACTGTCTAACAGTAAGTGACTGCCCGTCTTCATCGACTATAACGTCTTCGTCAAGACGCAATTTGTATTTCTGTCCAGGAATTTCTATTTCCTTGATTGCTTCGCCCGCTTCATTTTTAGCGTCCTTTGCGACGACCTTACCGAGCGAAGCCCTAAACGTCTCCGTAACTTCATCGAGAACTTTGGATTGTTCAGCAAGCACATGATTAGCGACTGTTGCCGCGTCCGCACGATCCGGCAACTTCCCTTTAATACTGCTCGCCTGTTTGAGTAAAGGCGCTTTATCATAGATACTCTCAGGGACCACGAACGTTCCTGTATTACCGTCTGGCGCTGTACCAACCGTCTTACTCCCGTTGCGAACCATTTCCCGAAGCGCCTGCCTGTCGGCTTCCGTATTGTCCCATTTGTTACGAGCGCGTGCGTACGCTCTGGACACGACGGGCGCAAGCTCACGCATCTTTTCGTCATTACGGATTAGGTGCTGACGGATACGCGCCATATCCGGCGTGTCAGTCGTAAGCATTTCCTGCTTGACCGCATCACGTTCAGCCGTCAGTTCGGCAATTTCTTTGCCAATCTTCTTAGCCTTCATCGCGCCGGACCTATCGGCCTTTTCTTTCAGATCGTCTATCCGATTGTTGATTTCAGTTAGCCGCGCTTCCGCGGCCTGTTCGCGCTCAGGCTTTAGCGTCTCCAGCATGTTCGAATACCACGCTTTATCGTCAGCGTGCTTATCGTATATACGAAATGTGTCCGGATCGATTTGACGCGCAACGCTATCGACGGTTGACGATGCGGCCACTCGGTCAAATATGTTAGGCTGCGGCGCTGTGTAGTCACCACGCGTTACTGCCTGCGTTGCGAGCGTCAGCGGCCTAAGATTGACGGGCGTTTCGCCGTTCCAGTCGTTCAGGCTTTTCGTCGCATAATCCAAGTCGAGAACGGTACGTTGTTTACCCTGTCGGCTGACAGACCACGGCGATACCTGTTGCAGATAATCCATGTAGCTTGTCGGCTCTGCCTGGAGCTTCGCCGCCCCTACCACTTCGTCAGCCGGGATAGCACCGCGCGGAACCGCGCTCACATCGACAGGGGCGGGCCTGGACGGCGGTTCGAACCTTGGGGCGGGATCACTCGGGGTATTGCGAAAGAAGCGTCTGGCGAGCGCCCCTGTGCCCTCGCCTATGCCTTGGATAGCCGCGCCACCGATCGCTGCGCCCGCAACGCGGGTAAGCCCGTCAGCAAAGCCCGTATCCAGCCCCAGGAGCCGCCGTTGATCCTGGACGCCCGTGACTTGGTTGATACCTTCCACGACGCCCTGCGCCGCGCCCTGGAACCCGATGCGGCCAAGCACCGAGCGTCCGGCGTTCAGCGGCATAGTCGCAAAGTTCAGCGGGTCACTCTCCGGGTTAAGACCGCCAACCGCGCCGCCGAGAAAGCCGCCAACAGAACCGGCGAACGTTGTGCGGTTTGTCTCTGACTTCTTTTCCGACTGTTGCGCTTTCGCCTTTACGTCGTCCCACATTTCACGGGATGACAGGACGCGTAGGTTTGGGTACTTCTCCCGAATAGAATTTACCTTGTCGTCATACGCCTTGAGTTGGTTCGCTACGTCAGGGTCGCCGCCGTCCTCGTAGAACTTTGCGGTATCCATGTAGTCGCCGCTGAACGCGCCGCTACCGAAGAACCCGAAAGCGTTGTCGGATAGTTTCGGTACGTCCTCGATACCGGCGCTGCGCATCGCCTGGACCTGTTCATAGTCCAGTTCGTGCATAGCCTTTTCGATACCGTACATAGCGGAACCGCGAACCTGCATATTGTAGCTGTCTTCGAAATTCTGCAAGAACCCTACGCGCGGGCCTGTCGCTGCGGCGTCCGGCGAAATGGACAAGGCGTCTTCGTTCTGTTCGTCAAAGATACCCATTATTTAGCCGGACCTTTCCAGAACCCGTTCTCATCAAACTGGCCTAGTACATTAGACGTCGGTGCGGGTCCAGCGTCGTACGTTCTCGGTTCTTCCGCAGCGCCTACACGCGGACGGTTGACAAGACTTTCAATACTCTTTGCATCTGGCGTAAAGATATACGCTTCGCTGCGGCCACCGGGCAAGGTGTTTCCTGTCACGGCGAACGTATTGTCTCCTACCTGCACTTTGTACTTACCACCGCCGATAGCCCTCAACTTCGCTTCATCCGCAAGATCGCTAGGATCGATCTGCGTCCCGTCTGCGTACAACGGCGGTGTCTTCTGATCGGACATTCTAATCCAATCATCTGTTGTCATCTTGTCTAGCGCCGCTTCCATCTGCGTACCGCTCACGCCTTTAGGCAGTAGTGTCGGTTCGCCATTGACTTCTGCAAGTGCTGCTTGATCTTTTCGACCACCAAGAACTGCTTGTATACTGGCTTCGTATGCTGTCGCGTTAAAGCCTGCTTTACCTCCACGCGCAACGTACGTTTCCGCATAGTGCGCAGTCGCCGCGTCTTGAATAGACTGACGTTCTCTTGGCGATACTTCAAAAAGCGCTGTGCCTGTAGCCTTTGTGAACTGATCGGACAGTTCTTGAGGTCCAGCACCGATAGATGTTTTGATGTTATCGTTTTCTTTGAGCCGCTTTTCGCCACGAACGATATCTCCTGCGACGACTGCGCTTCCTGTTTCCAACTGCAAGCCCGCTGCGTACGCATACGTTGCGTTCGTTTCGCCAAGCTGCTTAAGTCCCGCACGGGCCATATCACCACCCATAGACTGAACGGCTGACATGACTTCTAGCACCTTATCGGCGGTCCCGCCTTCAAGCTGTTTCGCAAGCTGCGTTACTTCGTCAGACGTAAAAGGCTTCATGTCCTGTTTAGGAATAGAATAGTAATCCGCGATCTGCGAAGCGACCTTACCCCGTTCCTGAAACGCGCCGTCTTCGTTAAGAGGGATGACGTTATACGTTCCGGTCTTTGCGGCTTCCGTTACCGGGTCTTCTTTAAGCGCCTTCGTGCGGTTATCGTGTATCTTTTTGCGCATTTCGTTATCGCCATAGGCCACCTGCGATGGCTGCGAAGACATGTCGCGAGCGATATTATTGTACACTTCGGATACAGTACGTTCCCGTCCGCTTTTGTCGTAAAAGACGTTGCGATTATTCTTCGCTGCGTCCGGCATGAGCTTTGCTGCGGATTGCTGGCCTTGTATCTCATTACCTTTGATGAGCGTAACCGCACCGCCAGCGCCTAAGAAGTGCGCCATGTACATTTCCGGTTCGCTGATCGTCCGGCCTATGGCGCTTTCAACTGTCTTCTTATTGTTAGCTGCAAGTGCTGCGGCTGCGGGGATTGCAATATCAGGGTCTTTGCGCAGTTCAAGTATCTGCGCGTCCGACTTACCTTCAATGTCTATCCCAAGCTTCGCCGCCACGCCGGGAGTACGAAGCGTCTGTAAGAACGTACCTTCTGTAAACTGCGCTACGCCGGTAGCTGTTGACGTTGGCTTACCGTCCGGACCTAGGATATCTGTCTGCTTGCCGTAATCAACGTCGTCAGCCATCTTGACGGGGCTCGCCCGTTTAATCTGATCGGACGACAAGCCCGCTGCGAACCCGCGATCAAGCAGGGCCTTGCTTACTTCCGGCGAA